GCGTTCCTGTTCTACCTGATCGTCGCGGCTGTGACGGCCTGGCTGAACGGGATCTTCAGCGCCGTCGGCCTGGTCACTGCCGTGCTGGTCGTGTTCGTCGTCGCCGCGAACGCCTACAAGGCGCTATGGAAACCGACCGGCGTCGCGCCCGCGATCGAAGCCGCGACCAGCGCCGGGACCGACGGCCGGCACGAAGCAGACACCGCTTCTAACTAGCCTTCCCACACGCTCAACGCACCGTCGGCGACCATCAGGTCATGGCTGACGGTGCGTTGAGTTTCCCTTTCCGGCTGACCCCGACCGGGTCGGCCGCTACCGTCGTGCGCGGATCTGACGCCGAGATCGACGAAGCGATCGCCGTCGCCGTCCTGACGACCATCGGCGAACGCCCTATGCGCCCGACCTACGGCGTGCCCGACCCCGCCTTCGCCGGCCTCTACGTCGGCGACGTGCAGGTCTGCCTCGACGAACACGGCCCGCAGGGCGTCACCGTCGTCAGCATCGAGCAGACCCCGATCAACAATTCGCAGCAAGCCGCCGAAATCACCTGGTCGCGCGGCGCGGAAGGAAACAACTGATGACCACCTTCGACGTTCCCGAAATGGAGAACCTGCGGCTGCTGAACTACGGCACCGAAGTCGACCTTGTCGACGCCGCCGTAACCCACATTCAGGCAGTCATGCCCGAATGGGTGCCGCGGGGCGGGAATACCGAGATGGTGCTGCTCGAAGCCCTGGCGATCATGCTCGGCCCCGAGATCCTTTCGCTGCAGCTACTCGGCCCGCGGGTCGTCGAGCAGGTCATGGGCCTTTACGGCACGGCCCGATCTGAAGGCGTCGCCGCCCGGGGGCGCGCCGAGTTCACCGTGACGAACTCCAACCCGACGCAGGTCATCCCGGCCGGTACCCGGCTGCGGCTGGCGCTCGATTCGAGCATCGAGTCGATCGACCTGTTCACGACAGAAGACCTGTCCATCATTACCAGTGAGACCCTGACGGGGCAGGTCAACGTCGTCGCCGACCGGCTCGGGTCGCTGCCGAACGGGTCGCCGTCAGGGGCGCCCCTCGCGGTCGTCGATAACTACCCTTTCGTCGAGTCCGCGAAGCTTTCCGCGGCGCTGCTCGGCGGCGCCGATCAGGAAAGCGACGACGTGTTCTTCGCCCGCGCCGCGTCGGTCCTGGCCCGGCAGAACTCGACGCTGGTGCATCCTGAGCAGTTCGAGTTCGCAGCCCTGTCTCGGGTCGGTACGGGCCGGGCGCTGGTGCTGGACAACTACAACCCGGCGACCCCGGGCGTCACCGCTTACGGGCATGTGACCGTCGCCGTGACCGGCCTCAACGGGCAGGCGCAGGACGCCGGCACGATGGAAGAAACCCGGCAGGCCCTCGCGGCGCAGGCCCTCGCGTCCCTGTCGCTGCACGTCATCGCCCCGACCTACACCCCCGTCAACATCGCCGTGACTGTGAAGGCCGCGCCGGGCTGGGCGCCGGCCGACGTGCAGGCATCCGTTACCGCCGCGCTGACGGCCTGGGTGAACCCGCTCGCCTGGGCGTGGGATGACAGCGCAACACAGTTCGAGATCGTGGCCGTCGTCGCAGCCGCCCCGGGCGTGAAAGAAGTGACCGCCGCGCCGGCCACGATCAACCTGACCGGCAACGCCCCGCTGCCCACGCTCGGTACCGTGACCGTGACGGTCATCTGATGGGCGCCGAGTCGATCCCGGTTCACCCCTGGACCCGGGCATGGTGGGGCACCCTCCCGGGCGCGTACCGGGCAGCCGACGCCGTGCAGGAAGCGCCGGGCCTGCTCTATCAGACCGGCCTCAACGCCGAACCCCTGTTCGTTAACGGCCTCGACGGCTGGGGCGTCGAACCGCTGCAGCAGGCCGCCGACTACGTCGAACTACGGTTTACCCGGGCATTCTTCGGGACCGACCTGACGCAAGCGGTCGTCTTTCAGGCCTGGTGGACCGCTGACGCGCCGGGCGGGGCGCTGACGATGAACCTGACCGACGCGACCGGCGCCGACCTTGGGACGCACGACTTCGCCGACCTGCCCGCGGGCGACGGCGCAGACACCCTTGTCTCGCTGCTCGGCGCGACCGAACCGATCACGGCGACCCTGACAGTCGGGGCGCCCGTCGCTGACGGCGGGCTGCTGTTCAATATTCGCGGCATCAACGTCGGGCACCGGGCCGTCACGTTCGAGTCGCTGCCCGGGAACGTCGTGTCGATGAACTACCCGCTGCTGCGCTACATGGAAGGGGCCGGGCAGATCGCCGGGCAGGTCCGCGATCTCTCCGACAATCTTTGGGGCGGCGAGTTCATGGACCCGCGCAACACCCCCGACGCGGCGCTGCGATGGGTCGCGCAACTCATGGGCGTATCGGCGACGATCCGCAACCAGCCCGCGGACGACCTGCGCGCTTACCTCGTCGACCTGGCCGACAACGGCAGGCCCGCGTCGGGCACCCGCGGCGACATAGCGAACGCCGCCCGCCGATACCTGACAGGCGGCAAGCAGGCAATCATGATCCCGTCGCCCACGAAACAACATTCGCTGATCGTGCTGGTCAGGGCCGACGAACTGCCCGGCGCCGGGGTCGACGCGCCCGCGGCCCTCGCGGCGCTCGTCGCGAAGATCCGCGCGACCGGCGTCGTGCCGGCCGGGCATGAACTGACCGCGCAGATCGCCGCCCCCACATGGGATCAGTGGACGGCCGCGGCCGGGCCGACCTGGGACACCCGAGACACAGCTGCCCGCACCTGGACCGACGCCGATTCGCTCGGCGTCACCATCACAGAATAGGAACCCCCGACATTATGGCTACCTCAACAGGCGGCGTGCAGATCATCGCCGGCACCCCCGGCCCCGCAAATCAGCTAACAATCGGGACGGTCACGGAAGGCGAAGCCTCTGCGACCCTGACGACACTGTCGCCGAGCCTGCAGCGGCTCGACCTCGCCCTGCCAAGGGGCGGGAAGGGTGACGCCGGCGAAGTCGACTTCGCCGCGATCAACACCCCGGCTTTACGGTTCGATCAGTTCCCGGTCCCGCTGACCGACGCGACCCCGATCAACGGGTCGGTGACGGTCAGGCAGGTCGGCGACTGGATCTATGCCGTGTTCTGGTCTGAAGACATGAACCCCTACGTCGCCAAAATGAAAAACGGCGATACGGTCTGGCAGACCTTCAACCTTGCCACCATCCCGGGCAACCCGCTCAACGCCCCGGCCCCGGCCGATGAACACAACATGCTCGCGATCATCATTGACGGCGCAGGGTATATCCATATCTCGGGCAACCACCACCGCGTGCCGCTGAACTACATACGTTCGGCGGTCCCGAACGAAATCGCCTACGGCTGGGAAGCCCCCGGCATGGTCGGGACCAACGAACTGGAAGTCACCTACCCCGAGTTCAGGGTGCTTAGCGACGGAAATCTGCTGTTCTTCTACCGCGACGGGACCAGCAGCGACGGCGACCTGATGCTGAACAAGTACACGACCAGCACAAAAACCTGGACCCGCGTCGGGATGATCCTGAAGGGCCATGACTGGGCTACCGCCGCTGACGACGTCTCAGCCTACGGCCAAGTGTTCTATGACCCGATCGCGGGCCGGCTGCATCTCTGGTGGGTCTGGCGCGATACCATCACCATCGACAGCAATTTCGACCTGTGCTACATGTACTCGACCGACAACGGCATGACCTGGAAAAACGCAGCCGGCGCGGCCGTCGCGACGCCCGTCACCCCTGCCGAGACCACCGTCAAAGTCTTCGCGGGCGGCTCGGGCCATATCGTCACCGGCACCCGCGTCGACCTGGCAGGGAACGCGCAGGCCATAGTCCGAATGGCCGACGGCGAAGTCAGGCACTATAAGCGGCTAGGGTCGTCGATCACGTACACGTCGCTCGGTGCTGGCATGGGCAGTACCGACATTGCCGTGACCCCTGACGGCAAAATGTACGGGGTCTACAACCTGGCCGACGCCCCGTATATCCGGCAGATCTCGCCGACGCTGGGCGACCCGGTAAAGCTGGCCTCGTGGGCGGTGCAGAACTGGACGCCCCGGCTCGCGACCATGCTGCAAGGGTCGTACACGCTGCGGCTGCTCGTTGCCCCGGCCCGGCGTAAGCCGGGCGGCAACTGGGGCGGCGTCCTGTCTTTCGACCTGACGGCCGCGAACGTCGCGGCCCTCGCGGCCGGCAAGCTCACCCTGCCTAAGCCGCGACCGCTTGCCCCGATGCCTGACCCGACCCGGCACAGCCCGGGGTCTTACGGCATGATGCCCGACATGTGCTACGGCCCCGCAGGGCCTCGCGCACTGTCGCTGAACAACGTAGCGAACGGCAGCTTCAAGGGTGCCCTGATGACTGCGGCCCGGGCGGGGAAGATCGTTGAAGCGACGATCAACGTCACCACCGCGGGCGCGGCCGGCGCGAAGGTTCGGATCGTGGCTTACCGCACGGACGGCAAGCTGGTCGCGCAGTCGGCCGACATTGACGTAAGCACATCGGGGCAGAAGACGATCGCGTTCGTGTGCAACATCGGCAAAAACGAACAGTATGTGTTGGGCACGCTGCAGCACTCCTCTACCGGGGCGTCGGCGATCATGACGGCAGTCAGCGGGCAGCACGACTCGCGCATCCCGTTTAGCTCGCCGACGAACTTCTTCACGGGCGTCAAGAGTGGATGGTCGCTGGCCGGCGTCCCCGTACCCGCGGTGGATACGACCTCATTTCTTGAACCGGCGAGCGGTGCGGCGCAGCCATCTAATGACAATACGCCGATGGTGGTCATCAAGTGCGGCGCGCGTCCTGGCGACTGGTCGACGCCCGAGTAGGCCCTGACAAGCGGAAGGCCCGGCCCCCCAATCGCGGGCCGGGCCTTTACCTACCCGAACCGATGGGTATGTGTCGCCAGACAGTTACCAGCGTAGCAAGTGGCCGCGACGCGCCGGCCGGGACGGCTTGCGCGCATCGTAATAACAGGTTAGGTTTGTTCCAACGGTTAAACCGTTAGAACCGCTCAAACACACACCGAAGGGAAGCACATGTCAACGCCAGACCGTGCCGACACCAAAGCAG